TTGCGTCGGCTTCCTTCAGCTTGTTGGTAAGCGTCTGGATTTCGTTAGCCGCATTGACGAGTTCGCCATTTGCAGCTTCCAGCTTTGCGGTAAGTTCGCCATTCGGCAGGAGTCGATCAAGAATGCTCATACGGTTATTGGTTTCGGATTTCGCGCCCTTGCCGCCAATGTCAACGGCGGATTTCCCGACGATGGAATCGGCAAACTTGCGCTCGATAGCTTCCGCCGCGCCCATCCAAGTCTCCTTCTTCATCAGTTCGCGCATCTCGTCTTTGTCAGCGCCGGTAACGCCTGCGTAAATGCTGGCGATCTCATCGCTCATCTCGTCGAGAATCTTCGCGGCTCGTGCGTGGTCTTCGGAGTCCCCGCCGACCGTTTGCTGCGCTTCGTGAATCATGATCCGCGAGCCTTGCGTGATTCGGCGCTCGTCTGCCGCCATGAAGATCACGGAAGCCATGCTGGCGACGATGCCGTTTCCGGTTGCGATGACCCGGACTCCGCGCTCGCGCATCCCCATGAGGGAATGGTAAACACGATACCCGTCGAGAACGCTTCCGCCTGGGCTGTTGATCTCGATTTCCAGCGTCTCAAGCGCGTCGTCAGCCTTTGCCGTGAACTCGCCAATGCGCAAGTTCTCAGCAACAGCCTTCGCCCCGTAGAGCTTTTCGATGTCACTAATCAGGTCGTCGGAACTCCACGGCGTCACCGCATCGTTGAGCTTGACCTTGCCGGTGCGGTTTTCAATCTGGATCAGATTCATAATTATTGCTCCATTGGGTTATTGCCTGCGCCCTGAGGCGGCGGGGCGCTGCCGCTTACAAGAGTGATTGGGCGGCGGAATCCTTTGTCTTCCTTCCATGCGCCTTTAACTGCGGCGGGCATGGCAGGCAGTCCCGCTTCGGATCGGAATTCGACTTCATCTTCCATCGCTGGCGTAATCGCTCCCGCTCGGACTGCAACTCCATATGCGTCGAATTTTGACTTTAGCGTCTCAAAGTTTGCCATGTTTGTTTCATCCTCGGATTCATCGCCTTCCATGTCGGGCGTATTGCCCTGCTCGCCCATTTCGTTAGGCGTAAGCATTGCCATCTCCCGGTCTTCGATCTCAATGCCAGCGGCTGCGCCCACCTCGGCGGCGATCAATTTGCGCAAGACGATCTCGTTGGCCCGCTCGCGGGTGAATTCTTCGATGTCACGACCGTTGGCCTCGATCACTTCGGTTAGGTTGCGGGTGCCTGCCCGCCAACCCTCAAGCAAAGCCTTGTCCTCGCGCCCGTCGTCCACGCTCAGGCGGGGCGGCTTGGAGAATCCCCACAAGGTCGGATTTGCAAGGAAAACTTGCGATCCATTGGCGCGGGTGATTTTGCCTTTTGACTGGGCGAATGCAGCAGCGTAGGAGACAACCCGCTTCGCAAGGAATAGGATCAGGCGTTGCCGCTCTCCTACAGCTCGACGGGCGCGCAGGATGTCAGCCCGCTCGGCTGTTCCTTGGCCGGCTGATTTCCAAACCATGCCGTAGCTCCAGCCGGAGCCGACAACGGAAGCCCGGTTCAGTCGGTCCTGAAAGCTTTCCCAAACGTCGCCAGGATTGTCGTGCTTGATGACTTCCAGCTTCTCACCGGAGTTCGCCCGCATGTAACGGGTCATTCCGCCTTGATAGCTCTGGAAAGTAACGCCGCCCGATCCTGCCGCTGCCGACCCAAGTGCAATGCCGGGGTCGTCGAGATCCGGACCGCCATGCTCGTTGTATTCGATCAGCCCGATGGATGAAATGATGAGCTGGCGGATTCGCTCGTATTCGGTCGATTGAAGGCAGTGCTTCAAGTCCTCGACGGCGTGAGTGAAGGTAGGGAATCCTCGCCCCTGATCGCTGAAATCCTTGTCGTAAACGTGGATGACTGAGCTTGCCGAGATGTCTTGAAAGTCTTTTGAGCTTCCCTCGTCCATCACCCGGTATGCAATCGGGCGCATCTGCTTGTTGTAGATGATGCCGTCGCGGATTGTTGCTCCCGCATAGCGCCCCTCGCCAACCTTTTCGTTGTCTGGTCCGCTTTGGATTCGGTGGCTTGGGATGTTCTGGACGAGCGGGAACGTCTCGTCCTCGGTCATCGTGAGGAGCGTGAAGTGATCCCCAAAGTCGATGTCCTTGCTCGCGTCGTTTAGATACTGATGCCAATCATTTATGCCACCACGAACGTCGCAGTTCGGCATCCAGACGTTCTTCAGCCAGCGTTCCACCGCATCGCCGTTTGCCGTGTCGTCTCCCGCGTAGGCCGGAATCCATGCCTGCCCGACTGAGTATTGAGCTTTCTGCGCAACAATGGCTTTCGGCACACCCATGTTTGCCGCCAACCGCTTTGACAGCGAGACAAGCGTGCGCCGGTCATTCGACGGAATCAGCTTGTCGATGTCCGTATCGTTTATCGAAAACTGCGCCCCACGCGACCGGGATCGGTCGGAACCGTGGGCGAATCGACTGGAATAAACAACCGGAGCACCAAATTCGTCGAGGATGGCCATATTAGAAAATCGCTCGGGTGTCGGTGTTTAGCGGTCGCCCCGCGTCAACCTGGTTGATGACGTAGCGCAAAAGCGTCAGCCGCTCGGTGTTCGACATCGTGCGCCGACCGGAAAACGTCTGCCCGTTGACCGTTGAGCTTGTTAGCTCAAAAGCCGCGTCCGGGCTTGTCGCTAATGATAGCGCAAGCGATGACGCCTCGGCACGAATTGCGGCAACCGCAACCGCGTCGTCCTTGACGGTTAGGTAAATCGTTCTGGCAAGGCGAGCGGACACACGCCCCGAATCAAGCTTGGGGCGCGAATGTCAATCAGTCTTCACCGCCCTCGAAAAGCCGGAACATCCGTGCCGCTCCGGTCTGGTAAACCTCGCAGTCGTAGAGGTGATTGGCGCGGGACTTTTGCACCCATACCCGCTTCACCTGCTGCTCGCGCCCAACCTGAAACTCTTCCATGCGCTCGGCCTTGAAGTGCTTGCGGTAGGCATTGGAAACGTCGGAGAAGACGCGCCACTCCGCGCCTTGCCCTGATGACAATCGGGCGAGCATGTCCTTGAGTGGGTTGGTCGCAACCCATACCCATCGTGCGATTCCGCCGCGTGGCGCGGGCTTTCGCTGAATCTTGGAAAACGGATTCTCGATCTCCTTGCCCGACTTTGATTCCGCCTTCCAACCGGTCCTTGACCCGTCCCCTTTAATCCCGACCCATCCACGCCTAACGATCAGGTTCAGGATTCGCGGCTCGTCGTATCCGATGTCGATGAACGTCTTGTTTGGGTCAACCTTGTAGCGGGCGATCAGGTCGGCCAGTTCCGTTTCGTCGCCACCCCTGCCGGGAACGTAGCCCTCCCAGAGCAAGGTTGACTCGCCGCCCTGCCACCATGCGCGAATCACCATCCAGAAGTGGTCGCCGCCAACGTCTATAGTCGCAACACGGCAAGCTTCGCCCTCCAGCGGTTGCCCCTCTGCTACGTCGTCGCGGCTGTAGCCTGAGACGGCAAGCGGGGCAGCGGTGTCAACCATGTCTTCGGACCAGAACTGCGCCCGTCGTTTCTGCCTCCACTGTCGCAACTTTTCGACCGCGCCAGCTTTTGCCATGCGGGTCGCCTCAAGGAAGCCGAGAACCTCGTTCGACCACGGAATCCACCAGACTGCCAGCGAGTCAACGTGGAAGCCACGATAGCCTCGGACGGGTGATTCCCCGCCCGGTGACATGTAGCCTTTCGCTCCGTTCTCCATGTTGGACGATGAGAGCAAGCGGCGGTTCGCCACGGTGTCGGCGTATTCCTGACCGCAGTCGCACCGCATTCTTGCGGTGTCGGCGCTGGCTTGCTCGTCGAGCTTGCCGTCGATCTCGATGCGGTCGAACTTCAAGTCCTCAAACGAGAACGGGCGCGGATTGCGGCAGCCTGGGCATTTCCACCCAAAGGAAGCCTTGTTCGTTTTCTGCCACTCCAATTCAAACTCGCTGCCGGTATAGCCACCCTGCGAGACTAGGTAAATCTTGCGGTTCCACCTATCGTGATGCCGCGCCAAGAACTCGCGGACAAGCCCCGGTTTCCATGTCCACACCTCGTCGCCGTAAAGCCATCGCATCGACTTTTCTTGGAAGTTCGATAGGTTTGCCCCACCCATGATAAGCGGCATGTGCGGGAAAAGAATTTCGAGCTTCCTCGATTTGTGGCGATCCTCGGGCCAAAGTGCCGCGAGCATGGCGCAGGATTTAAGCGCGGGAGTCAGTCGCGACTCAGCCCAAAACTTCGCATCCTCGTCTGTCTGCGAGGCGTAAAGCATCGGGCCGGGATCTTCGGAAACGACGTAGGGGATCAGAGCTTCCGCCATTGTGGATTTACCGGAACCGGTCGGAGCCAGCACAACGATGTTCCGCGTGTCGAAGTCGGCAGCGCATTCCATCGGCCCCTTCCACCACGGGGTCTGCTCCGGGTCGAACTTACCGGATCGCTCGCTATTCTGAATCTTGACGTTAGCCGCCGCCCACTCCCACGGAGTCAGCTTAGTCGGTGGTCGCCAGCCTAAACAAGCTCCCTCAATGACTGGATTCTTCCGCATAAATAGCGTTTGTTTCATCGGATAGCCGGGTGAGAATCTCGATAACCTCGGCTTGAATAAGCTTCTGGATAGCGGACGCTTCCAATCCTTCAGCCCTCGGCGGAATGTCGGCGGCGAACTTAAGTAGCTCGCCACGAGCGGCAGAGACAACGCGGG